TGGCGTTATCAGCTTTACAAGATATTCCATAAGAGCAAGTGGTTTAACCGTTGGGTGATTATTGCCTTTCCCCCGTTCTGATTTGCTTGCTTTTGCTGTATAGAAGAAACGTGCTGCAGAGCCTTTGTCTCCTATTGTTTCGACATCTCTTTTATTTTGCTTGCCATATCCGTTAAAACTACCACCATTTATGGTTTGCTTCATCTTCCCGCTTTTCGTTTCGGGAAACAGCCCCACCACTTCCTCACTTCCGTCATGGATTACGTTTGCGGGGAAACGACCTTGGGGATTCTGGTTTCCTTCGGTTGTTGGTTTGCACTTTCCGTATTTTATTCCATCCCCCAATTCACGACTTCCGAAAGATAAGGTGTCCTCTGTTGGTATTCTACACCCGTCAATATCAATTCCACCCGTTCCCCATTTCAGCACGTTCTTTGCAACGTTCTTTTCCGACAGTGGTTTTCTGCAAAGGGTGAACAACTCCATTGCCGGTTTAAGGGCTGTGCCGTAACCTTCCCATTGTTTGGCTTCATGGGTGACTGGTTCTGTTTGTTTGTTATGTGTTGTGCACCCACTTTGTGATTTTCCTGCACTTGCAACCATAGCTTCTTCTGAAACAAAATGACATGGTTTCCCATCTCCATATATTTTCTCACCAACAACCTTTCTTTCTGCCCCAAGCTCTTTGTCGATAGCCTTTCCAACATCAAGACTTTTGGGAAATCCTGAACCATACAGCCATGCAATAATATCTCTTGCCTCAAAACCGGCATCTTCTATATTACATACCATTCTGTGCTGTGTTCTTGTACCACAGGCACAGAGCATATACCCCCCCGGTTTTAGCACACGTAATACCTCTTCCCAAACTTCAACGCTTGGTACTTTATAGTCCCATTTCTTACCCATAAACTTTATCCCGTATGGCGGGTCTGTGACAACAGCGTCAATAACATTGTCTGGTATTTCCCTCATCACGTCCAAGCAATATCCGCAAATAACCTTATTGATAAAATCATCGGGGTAGGATGTCATTTCTTCTTCCCTTCTTCAAGCCTTTTTATCATGGCTTCTTCTTTTTGTTTTTTCAAAGCCTCTGCCTGTTTTTGTTGTCTCCTCTGATTCTCTTTTACCAGTAACAGAGCATCCCTTTCCTGTGTACATTGATTACAAAGAACCGTAATCTCTTTTCCACACTTAGAACAGTGTAGTTTATTCGGTTCATAAACCATTTTAGTACACCATACTACCGTTGCACAGATCATAAAAATTGCTATCAGCCAACCAATCCCTTTGTTTTTCATACTACCTTCTCCTTTCTTCATATGAAATTAATGCTTCTTCAGTACCATTATCCTTAATTTTGTATATCTTTATTCCAACTTCTGTTAATATATTATGAGTAACATGTGCTCCTGCTGTTACCATAACTCTATTTATGTATATTGTATCTTCTACCCATTCTGTTATTGTAAAACAAGACCCAAAATAATTTTCCACGTAACTGTGAACTTTTGATAAATCTGTTGTTGGTGGTGATTCTTTCTTTGAAACATAATAGGAATAAGAAATACAAAAAATAACTACTATTAAAATAAAGAGTATATTTAATTTTTTGCTCGACACAGCACCACCTTCCAAAAAGGTTTACCATCTCTGGTTATTTTTAGTTTTTGTAATTTAAAAAATATATCTTTCATTCTTCCCTCCTACAAAAAATATAAATAATACCAACATCTCGGTTGTATCGCCATTCGTCATTTGTCAGACAATCCACATGCACCGGCTCTGCTTTACACAGGTTCCCTTGCTCGGTTCTGTCAATGGGCACCAACACACAAGGCTTGTTGTCAGATGTCCCACATATCGGGCATTTACTGTTGGCTGGAAAATTGTAAAATGTTCTCATTCTTCCCTCCTGAATAGGTTTGTCTTCCAATAATATTTACCTTCCATTTCCTCCACCCACACGCCCTTAACCATGTACTCACGCATGAACGCTTCGGGCATGGTTGAGGGGGGTTGCCATGTTCGAGTAAGTCGTTCTGACTTTGGGAAAAATACCATGTCTGGTGTTACAACATCTGCAATGTAGTAGTCCCTGTATTCTATCTCATAATACCACGTTTCCCTTGTGGGTGATTCTATTGTAAGTGCCCTCCATTCCTCACGACACTTCACAGGCTTGCCAGGGGTGAATGGGCAGGTAATCCACATTCTACTATTGTTTTCTATTACCTTAACGCCTTCCATAAGAGTCGGTTTAGAAAGACCGAACATATGGTGTCCTTCATACTCCATTCCCCATTTCCACCCCTCCGACACTCCCTCTATCGGCACATACGCCACAGCCTCTTGACCGGAGTGGAGGGCAAGGACTTGCTGGTTATTTAGTATTGGGTTCATTTCATAAGAACAATTCATCTCTTATCCTTTCATCATAAATACTAACCCAACAATTACCTCGTCCTCACTCTTTACCTTATCATACAGGGTTGAATCACAATCGGGGTCGTAGAGAAAGTCAATATGAAGACTTCCCCACACACTTGGTACTCTACCCCGTTCTCGTGATGGGACTTCAATTATATCCACCATTTCGCTATCTCGTGTGTTTTTTGCTAATTTGAGTTTTAGCATATCACCCTCCTTTATTTATTTTCCATCGTTTCTCTGTTCACAAACGTGTTGTTTGTAAGTTTCCTTCTTAAAAGTAACACCATCATCAACAACTATTACTTCAAAAAGCCTCCAACCTTCCTTTGTCTTTAACCACACAAGCCCACCCATCCCACAACGGTTGCATTTGTATCTTCTGATGCGTGTGGAATGTCCGGCAGCAAAGTCCATAGTTGAAAGTGAATAATCAGCCATATCCCCCATTTTATACTCCCTCCCTGCCCGTGGGCGGTTATGGTTTTGGTACCTATATGTCACCTTTGACTATTATTATAGGAGTATCCTTTTTCCTCCCAAATTCAATAGCTTCTCTTTCTGAAGGCATCCAAATATCTACAATATACCTTCCTTTCCATCGGTCTCCTTGTGCTGTTCTGTCTTCAAAAGTAAACCTTCCAATACCAGGTACTATTATTATATCTCCAAACTTTAGATTATAATCATGCTCAAGATCAGGGCTGACAGCAACAGCACCATAATATACCCTCTTACCTGAAGACATAATGAATGGATCATTGTCTGTATACTTTACCAGTGAGGGATAAGCAGATATCTCTGCTTTTGCTAGTGTTTCCATTATCTTATCAATTATTATATTTTTATCATCCTCTAATTTGTATTGAAGTTCTACTATCTGACACTCAAGCTCATCTATCTCTTTTGTAAGATTATCCCATTTAGCCCCCATTTCTGAAGATATATTCCAACGCATAAGAAAGATCATTAAGACAAGTCCAATCAAAATGATTACAGAAATTATCCTGCCTTCTTCATCTTTACACTTCATTGTGCTGCTCCATAATATGTTTTGAATTTACAAAAAGGAACATCCTCTCTAGGTAGGGTAACTAATATCTTGTGAGATATATTACTATCAAACTGTTCTCTCTTTCCCTTCTTATATGCCCTAAGAGCACGAGCAAGTGCATATGTCTTACCTACTAACTTACATAAATTATCATCTGGACTACGCAAAGCAACACCATAGTGTGCTACATCACAACAAGTGAGCTTACATCTTGTAGCAGTTATTCTCCCATCTCTATCCTTTATAAAATCATAAGAGAACTCAAGCCCAAGATCATGGGCTTCGTTTGTGAGGTAGGAATATGTTAATCTTGCTTTTTCTATCATTTCTGATTGTTTGTCCATTTTTATACTCCTATCTATATGTTTGCCAACTTTTAGTAGAAATGAGTAACCTCATTTCATACAGGGCATTCCATTTTTTAACAAACTTGTCTTTTTCATATTCAAGTTTCTCAATATCATCCCATGTAAGCCTATGAAAAAGACCTAGATATTTTATTATAACAACGTCATACCATACTTTATTATGCATATACTTTGGAAAACCTATTGCATCCTTTTTTAATAGTTTTCCATCAGTAGCATTCTCTGCTTTGAAATATACTATGTTCCCATTTCGCCAAAACAACTTGCCTATATCCCTAACTCTTCCTCCTTCTTCATGGAGCTTTAGAAACACAGTACCATCAGCAACCCAAAGACTGTTTTTGTTTTCATCAATTATATTAGTATTAATATTTATTATTGGATTATTCATGATAGGATAACTTACCTCTTTATAAAATTATATACCCTCCCAACAAGGAAGCCCGAAAAGTTCTGGTTGAATAAGTAAAGGAAACATAACTTTCTTCAGGACGTTCCCTCAAACCCTATGGTTTTCGGGATACTGCCTTACTTTCTTTATCCATCCTACCTTGCTCTCAATTTAACCTTGCTTCCTATTCCAACTTGAGTCTTGCTTCCTTTAAAAGAAGTATAAGAAAGTGAGATTTGCACTCACATCTTCCGATTAGCATTCGGCTGCTCTCTCTGTTAGAGCTATTTCTTATAGAATGGATTCTAATTCCACCTGTTATGATAGCCTGATATCGTTCAAACTAAAACGCTCTACTTTTGCCAGTTTTTATCTCTTGCAGTAGGGTATTTAATTTTCAAAGAACATTGCGGGGGTAGGAGTCGAACCTACAATAATAGCTTATGAGACTATCCTGTTGCCAATTACATTACCCCGCAAATTATTAACATAGGCAGGGGGAGTTGAACCCCCAACCATCGGTTTTGGAGACCGATGCTCTCCCAATTGAGCTATACCTATTCCATCAAATCAGTAACAGCATTTACAACTTCAAGTGTAGCATCAATAACGTGGGGTTCATCCCGATATAAAGCAAGCTTACCATCTCGTGTGTCAGGATCATAAAAACGCACGATCTTAACAGCTACAGGGTTATCCGATCCTTGTACTTGCATATGCCCCTCTCGTATGCCACGATCAGTCAGACACGCCCACGCTTTCCTCTGCTCTTCTGCTAAGTCTCGTCTCCGGTGAATCCATGCTGCTATTGATTTAACTACATTTTTACCACCCAGTTCTATTGTTACGGGTGTGTTCAGATTCGTCTTCTGGATAGCTACTCGTAATCGCAACACCTCTTCAAGAGTATCTTCTACTCCCTGTAACCATTCCTTTATCTTATCCCTCTGCTCATGCTCAGTTCCATACTTGGGTTCCTGTAGAGAATTGATAGCACAGTTATCCCGAATCTTCTCCCGCAAGTCATCCACTTTCCGCTGCAAATCTTTGATCTTTTTCAATGCTTCAATTAATTTCATTAGGTTTCCTCCTTAGAATAAGCGAACTCGTTTGTCTTCTCTTGTCATATAATTATATATATCTTCTATGTTTCTCATAAATCCAGTTGTTCCTGTTGCTCTAGGAAGAAGATCAACAAGACTCTCGTTTTTTTCTAACTTCTCAAAGAATCTTTCTATATCAAATATACATTTTTGGGGTGTACTTTCTGATTTACCTATTGTAATGTTTGCCCAAGCCCTAACAAAAGAAGATTTGCCAAAATTAAAAAGCTTTCGCCCACTCATTGGTTCTGCTGTTCTACAATAGTATTTTTTAAATCGCATGAGACTGGCAGCAAAAGCCTGTGCAGCATCAAAATAGTTAGTGGTTAGTTTTCCTTTTTTAAATAATATGAGGTGCTTCTCATTAGGATTGTTGCCTTGATATGGTCTGCCTGTCATGAGAAGACAAACAGAGTCTGAACAACTTAGCTTAAATTCATTCCTATAGTCATTATAAAACCCATACTCGTCTCTTCCTAGCTTTGCCCAAGACCTGCCGTAGTCGTCCATAGTCCAGGATTTTTGGTTTTCATTCAAGAGTTGTGCTGTACGAATAGTAGCAACATTAAGAGTAATAACATACTGAAACCAGAAGCCATTTTTTTTACAAGAAACCCACCTATTTTGCCCATCAACAATTCTTAGGTTTCTATCAATAATTGCTGGAGAAAGAAGTTGCCCCTCTTTAAAAGATTTTGTTAGTTTATCTTGGTGTGCAGAAAGTCTCTCAATATTTCTGTTCCCATTTAACAAACTAAATATATCGTATTCTTTTGTTTCCAAAACTTCAGAAGCAAAACCATCAATGGATTCCAAATACCGAAATCTTAATGTTCCTTTGTGTCCTGGAATTCCAGACACAGATAAAAATTCAGGCTTTTGTTTAGTATTTAATACTTTGCCAATGTTACTAAAATTTACTCTCTCTGTTTTTTTCATAGCTCTTCTCCTTTTGTTTGTTAGTCTTTACACTTTAGTCACTTTCTAATAATATTATATCACAAAAAATAAAACCATCTTTAGTTTTTTTCAATAATCTTTGACTCGCCTTTTTCTTTTACAACCTGAAATGTTTTATCTGCAGATGTGTTTATATCTTCTGCATGAGACACCATTATGATCTGTAACTCAAGCTTATCAGATACCAACCTTAACATATCAGATACCTTACTCTGCAGATCAGGGGATACATATTTAAATGGCTCATCAAGAATGAGTGTTCTCCTGTTCTTGTTAAGACTCCAGAATGTAGTACGCAAAGCAAAGGAAGCAACATCAAGAGGACCACCACCACTACCATCAATAGGTTTATACTCCTGTCCGTTTTCCACAAACATAAGGTTACACTCAGGTTGATTCCTCTTGGTAACAAATTCAGCACAGAACTCTGGGGGGTCAGGGAATACCGCAGAAAGAGCAAGAGATACTATATTTTCAATATGATATCTCAGGTTCTCTTGTGTTTTCCTTGCAACTAGCTGTATCCGTATACGAGCCTTCTCTGCCCCTAATAACCGCTCCTTATGATATATATTATTATCTGTCTCATCTTTAAGCTGTTTTCTGAGAACGGTTCTTTCGGCTATGCTACTATCAATCTTCTTTTTGATAACCTGGAAATCTTTATTATCAAAAGCTACCATTCATACCCCTCCTTAAGTGCTGTATACTGTTCATCAATCTGCTTACTCTTTTCTTCCATCACAGCTTTTATTTCTCTAAGTCGTTTCTCTGCTCCCTCTATGGTATCTATATCAAACTCTTCTTTCAGCTGACCATAAAGCGTCTCCAATCTGCCTTCTAATCTGGCTTTGTCTTCCTGAGCATTCTTTATTTCCTTATCCAGTTTCTCTAAATCCTTTATTACTTTCTCATCCATTTATCCCCTCCTTTTCAATCTCATCTTTTGTTAAAATAATTATCGAATCCTTGTTTATGTCAAGACCAATATTATCATCTATCCAATTACCCCTGAGTTCTATTGAAGCTAAATAATTAGACAGAAGTTCCAAACGAGATAATTTAGATTTAGAAAAAGACCCAAGCTTCTTTATAAAATTATATTCATCAGTTGTTAGATAAGTAGTCCTCTCACGCATCCTCTATCCCCTCCATGACCTCATCTATTATTTGTTTTTCAACACCAGTTACTTTATTCTCCCTCACTTCTTTAGCAAGATTATCCTTAAAATCAAGACCACAAACAAGTGTCTCTTCAGACAGGGATTCTACAAAAGCCTCAAGCTCTTCACTCCGCTCCTTCTTTACTTCAGCTTTCTCTATATCAAAAACTTTAGCGGGGGGTTCTATAGGAATTGGTATTCTCTCTACTTCTCTAGTAATAGTATCGTATACATGGAGGTGTGGTTTATAATCCTTCTGTGCTATTGTCATACGCATGAGTGAGCCTGGATTTACAAGGGTCTTATCCTCATGCTTTATTACAAATGATTGGTGATTGTCACCGGATACTATAAGATCAAAATCGTTCTCTTCAAGAAGTTTCTTTCCTTCTGAGTAACCTGTCTGCCCATCCCATAGGGGCTTATCATTTATAACCATCCTGTGGGTAACAAGGATTTTAATGTCATCTTCAGAAATAGATGGAATGTCCTCTCCCCACCCTGCTCCATATAATACAGGGCGTTCTTTCTTATCTTTCTTATCAATACGGGGAAGAGCATTTAATATAGTTATCACATCAGCTTCATACAAAACACGCAGTGGTGTATCTTTGGTGTCTGTGCTATGATACCTCATATCATGCTGCCCATAGACACAATAGATAGGCAATTCGTCTTTATAAGTGGCAAGTAGCCCAACATAAGTCTGTAAAAGCATATTACTTGCCTTTGCAGAATCAAACACATCACCAGATATAACAACAATAGCATCATGTTCAATAGCCCAATGAAGACAGAATTCCAGCTTCTGGTATTGGGTTAGGTAATAACTGTCTATACGCATCTCAGGTCTCCCCAACCTGAGATGTAAATCAGCTAGGCACACTACCTTCATAACATTTCCTTTCTATATCAAAAGAATAACTAGCTTTGATTAAGAGCTTTGTCTTACACCGTCCACATTGTATTGTACGTCCATCTAACTTGTCTTTTTTTATAATATCTATTATTGCCACTACTTGCGTTGTTACATCCTCACCACATTGTGGGCAATGTGTGTACTTGAACTTCTTTAAGATATTTTTTGACCACATAGTGGACATATCTTTAGCTCCTTCATTATGTTATCTCTTTTCTCTTGGTATTCAGTAATATCATCAGATAGTATGAGAATCTTCCTGTTTTTATCCTGCACCTCTTCTATCAAACGAGACAACATTGTTCGCTCATTATTTATTTGATCAAACTCATCAACCAGACTACAAATAGCCTTGTGCTTCGGTATTACTTCGAGCCATTTTGTAGTAAATTCTATATCCTGTTTCGTTGCCTTAATCTTTGTTCGTATAAAAACTAAGGTGTTATACTCCTTAGTACTGGTATTTAAAGTATCAATAGTCTCCTTTAGCCTGGTACAAGCCTCCTCTATCTCCAAGAACTTCCGTATATTCTTGAGTACTTCCTCTTCTTTTTTAATACTGGCTAGGAGGTGCTCTATGTTAACAGCCATCTTCCCTATCTTATCATTAGTATCAACAAGAACCTGTATTTTTTCTGCTTCTTCTTTAGCTTTATTAACCCAACTTAGCTCCCCCAGTTTCTCCTTAATCCCCTCTACCGTTTCATCAGATACAGCAACATCACTCTTTTCTTTGGTAACAATACCGTTAACAGTAGAGATTGCCTTATCAATTACAGACAGCCCGACCAATTTATTAAGTCTCTTACCTACTTCACCAGGAGAATCCTGCAAGAGAAAGTACCCCTCAAACTGAGTCTGGAGATTTATGTCATCAAGTCTAAGTACACTTGATATCTCTTCAGGTACATCAGTTTTAAGGGCTTGAAGAACCAAACCGTCTTTCATATAAGCATTGTGGTTTTTATTCTTAAACCTGTCTAATTTAAATTCATCATCAGTACATACTTGTACCCTTACTTCATCTTCAGGCTCTGTATCCCAGTTCTTAAAAGCATCTCCTCTTGGTTTATTGTGTATAAGCCAGCGTAATGATTTAATTACTGCTGACTTACCTTTGTGGCTCTGCCCCATTATTACATTAACACCATTAGTAAACTCGAACAGCCCCTTTTTCCAAGACATGAAGTTTTCTATATACAGGTTTTTAATCATACCCTTTGTCTCTCATGTATATAATTAAACATTCTCCTGACACAGTAACTCCGTATTATGGATATTACTGTAAAACAGGCTCCTATACCAAGGTTATCTAATATGCTTGCTTTGAGTCCAAATATAGGGAAAATTATAATCTGGCTACCAAGTGCAACAAAATACCCAATACCTATATTAGTTATCGTTTCTATCATACTCTGTATTTTTGTTTGCATAGTACTCTTTCTTCTTTCTCTTATATTTAAGCCTCAAAGGATCGCACTCTGCTTTGTAGGCAATATATTTTACTGTTTTAACCTTCTTCTTTATCCTTACTTTTTCTACTTTTCTGGTAAAGGGGTTGCCTACTTCCCTATACTTAGTAACAACAAGACGAGTGACTCTTACTGGTTTCATCTTCACTTCTCTTTCCTGTGAAGAGAAGTCACCATATGTCTCCCTTCTAAGCCTCTTTGCAGTCTGCCCATTCATTATACATCCCCCTCAATCAATTTACCAAAAATAGTTATTACCCCATAGTCAATAAATATATTATCTGGCATGTCCTGAAAAAACCCTTGCATTTCTTCTATTACTGCTTGGCTCATTTTCTTTCTCATTAGATTTATTGTAACTACCCCTATAGAACCACTTCCTATTTCCAAAGTCATAGATAAACCCCCTCCGATTTAACCATCTACTAATTGTTGAAGTTCCTACCCCTAGTTTCTCTACAGCATCGGAAATGGAAATACCAGACTCAATGAAAAGGGATTTTAACATAATATGTCCTGTCTTAAACCCATGCTTCCTTGCTACTGAATTTATATCAATCTTGTTTTGTGTTCCACCACGTGACCTCAACTTTACAGAAGAGAAGTTTAGTAGCCAATTCCTTGCTGTTTGCTTGGATACATTAAACTCCTCTCCTATTTCCCTGGTATTCATCTTATTTTTATTATACAACCTACTGAACATAGTGGATATGTTCCTGCAGTTAAGTTCCTTTACTTTTGCTTTTAGTAATGCATAAGATTCAAGATCAAGTCTCTTTCCATTTATATCTATTGTAGTTCTATTATGATAACTCATTGTTTCCTCCATTTAGGTTATGTCACGATAATCACAAATATCTCTTATAGTATCTGGTGAAACATAATACATAAAATCATGTAGCTTTAAAATATAGACATCATTATACTCTAGGCACAATTTTATATAAGACCCAGAACAGAGAAAGTTATCCAGACAAGAATCACTATTAAGCTCATCAATTAGCTCATCATTCAGTATTACTACAGGAACACGCCTGTCTCTCTTAAGGATAATTATTGGGAATATTCTACCACTATATATACATTCGGTATTAGCCTTGTCTAACCATTTTTTAAGAAGTGGGGGTGCTCCTTTCTTTTTATCAATCATATCAATAACAGAAAAGTCTTTGTTATACCCACGCTTATCCTCAATTAAACAAAGCTTTACCAGAGGTCTTCCAACATCGTCAAGAGCACACAAATCACTACTGGAATTGGCTGTCCTCTTCCCCTTCTTTGCTCGTGTAGTAGCACGAGCACCAGAACCTGCTGTCCTCCAAAATACATCGTCTCTTTCACCTTCTGTCCACCAATTAGACAACATTACTGCTACCTCACGTTCCCATTTTGGTCCTTTTTTACTCATCACTCAAATCTCCTTGGTAAATCTATTGCCAGTTTGTTTTCTATATCATTCCAAACATCCCAAACAAGCTCCTGCATACTACCAAACTTATTATCCTGAGCAATTATTGATGCCAGGTTATCTCTTTTATAGGAGCCTTCTATTAAACCTGTTGGCGTAATAGCACCAGAATCATTCTTTTTCCACTCACCGGTTTTTACAAGGTAATCAATACAGGAGTAGAAATCATGAACTCCGTAGTCATAAAATATTGGGATGTTCCCGTTTCTCTTCTTGCCTGACAGTTTATTCTTATTGACCTTCATTAATGTATCTATACCTATCTCATACTTAGTCCCACGCACCTGTTTGTATTCTTTGCTTAGTACAGCAAGCCATATCTCATGGTATGCATAGAACTTGAGTGCATTACCACCTGAACGAATCTTGGTATTACCAAACAACCCAGCATTAAGGTTATCTCTTGTCTGTGATATAATAATAAGTAAGCTCTCCGTATTTCTTATATCACCAACAACATTCCTGAATATCTCTGAAGCCATTTTTTGTTTTGAAGCACCAAATGTTCCTTTTACCTTAGTTGGGTCTTTAGCATACTGTTTTGCCCTCTCTTCCTCTTCAATAGTACGCAACGCATCCCAACTATCTACTATAGCAACAAAAGGTTCCCCCTTCTTTAATAGTTTGTAAAACCATCCATAGAAATCTTCTACCCCGTTTGATATGTGGCTTGTATCTATTCTTTCTGCAAGTTTATTGCCAAACAACTTAGGAATGTTAAATCCAAGTGCAGTCTCAGCATCATTGAAGTGTATCTTATATTTATCAAACCGTTTATTCTGGCACATCATTGCAAGACCAGTCAAGGCAAGCAGGGTCTTACCGGAGCTACTGTCACCAATCAGATTTACCATTGTGCCTTTCCGATAACCCCCGAAAGGGTTATCGGAACAGGCTAGGTTGAGAACTGTTGATCCAGTAGGAATAAGGTCATCTAATGTATATACAGGAGGATGGTCATCTACAGGTACCATTTCTTCATCAGCTTTTATCTGGTCTACAGTATCATTTATCTCATCTATTACTTCTTTCTTCTTCCTTGCCATTACACATTTCTCCTTCTGCGTTGTGTTTTCTGTTCAGGAGCTTCATCCTCTGGGGCTTCTTTTTTATTATCATTTGATAGAGCAAGACAAGCATCCCATACAGTACACATTTCACAATGAGAGAATCTATTAATATCCCTGCCAATAACATGCCCATGAGGACACTCCTTGGTTACAGGCTCATACTTTTCATCCGGTATATCATTTTCATCCTGGGGTGATGTCATAGCTGGTTTCTGCTTCTCTTCTTTTGGCTGCTCCTGCTTATCAGTTTTATATTCATTGATAATAGGCTTGAGTTCCAGCATATCTTCACCCTCAACATACTTCTTGTTAAAGAATGTCTCATAAATATACTCATAGCTTGGATGAAGATTAACACACTCGTCAAGGTGGAAGTTTGCTGCCTGTTCAAGCACCGAATCAGGGATTGGTTTTCTCCTGTCGAAAAGATTGTTTACATCAAAATTAATCTTCCCTTCACCCTTCTTTGTCATTATAATGCTCACAGTTTTGCCCAGCTCTACATCCCAATAAGGTATATACCCACCACCCTCAGGCATCTCTGACCTGTTCTTGAGCACCTCACCAAACCAACGCCAAGGTACTTCATAAATCTGCAAGCCCTTCTCCTGCTCTTCCCCTCCATCCCGAACATAAACAAGATAGATACCATAATCAACAGAGCGAACAGCATTCCATTGTTCCTTCGGAAGTCTGTTAGTCCTCAGCCAGATATCAATAGGACAGGGTTCACCAAATGTCCTTGTAGGACATACAATCTTATCAAACATATTTCCTATATTTCTGTGGAATGATACAAAAAGATAGCTCATCTGTGATCCTGGGGGTATCTTTGGGTTATTAAGGTTATCTCCGAGAAACCAGGGAATGATATCAAAGTTCCATTTAGCTCCCTCTTCAGTAGCCTTTGGACGAAAGAACTCAATTCCGTCTGGTATTTTATCAAGTAAATAAATACTTGACCCCTGCTGTCCGTATCCCCCTGTCTTTTTCTTTCCTTCCTCTTCCTGTCTCCTTTGTAAATCTTCTCTTGTTTTTTTGTAGATATCTCTTACACTCATAGTTTTTGTCTCCTGTAATTAAATTATTTTATAACTCCACCTTCTTGTTTCATTGGAAAATTCGTATAGTATTCATTAAGATATAGTTTATCAAGTTCCACCAGTGCAGTAAGTTTAGCTTTGATTGAATCAAGCGTGTTATTCAAATGCTGTGCTTTCTCTTTCCATTCAAGATACTGTGTGTTTATATCATCTACCTCTTCATCAACTTCAACACAGGCTTTTATGGATGCCTCAGTAGCCTTAATATCTTCAGGAAGACCATTTGTTCTAAACTCTTTTTCTTTTTTTGCTTTCAACTTCTCAAGCTCTCTTTTGTAGTAGTCTCTCTTACCAATAGCTGTTGCTGCTGCCTCTCCATATTCACCCATGTCACTTGATACTTCCTCAAGACCTACATCCAGATGATACTTGTCTGTTTGTATTACTAATTTATAATCTCTCATACATACTCCTTACATGCTGTGTAGGTAGCAAAGATAAGACCAGCCTTACCTGAATTTACAAAGCTTTCCACAAAACAGGACATTATAAATGCTTCTGCTTCCCCACCTTTGTTTAGCATTACTGCTGAAAGATACCCAAGTATTACATACCGTATACTTTCAGGCTCCCCTTTAATGTTAGATAGTATCTTCTTTGCTTTAATCCATTTAGTTGCTCCTTTCTCCTGTCCGATTAATACCCTGCAAAGGTCGATAGCTTCTTTATCAGATACAGTAGTTGATTCAAGTACTGAAATAGCTTCATCAATATCCAGCACATCAATTACTTTATCCAAATAGTTTAATGCTATACCAACAGACCCCTTTGCTTCTTTAACTATTTTATTTATTAGCTCCTCTGGGAAATCATCTACTCCCTCTTTATCACAGGTATCTTTTAGAAACTTCTCCATACCTAAGTCCGATATAGGGCTTACTTTATACTCGTGGCAACGCCTTCTGAATGCATCAGTAAGCTTGCTTGGCTCAGTAGTAGTCATACAAAAGAATGCGTGTTTAGGTACACGTTCAAGCAGTACAAGTGGTGCTTCCTTTGCATCTTTAGTAAGACCGTGGACTTCCTCAAGTATATACATCTTGTTCCCACCAAGGATAGGAGCCAGCTGAATATTCTTCTCTATCTCTCTGATAGTATCTATCCCACGTGAGTTGCTGCTGTTATAGGTAATTAGATCAGAACAATTAAGTTCTTTAGCAAGAATCCTTGCTATAGTAGACTTACCGCATCCTGCAGGACCAGTCAGTAAGAATACATGAGGGATATCTTTTTTCCTGGCTAAACAGGTAGAAATACTCTCTTTTATTGCTTTGTTTTCAAGTATGTCAGCCATACTTTCTGCCTTGTGTGTTGTGTTTAATGGCATATTATTCCCTTTCTCTTTGCTCCATTTTATGTTGCTCTTCAATATCTCGTTCTATCTCTATAGACTCTACTCGGTTTTTTAACTCATCTATACTTTTCCTTATTATTTTGAGTTCATCTACAATTTTAAGAAGGGCTTGCATATTTATTTCAGAAATTGGGGGATGATAAACAGCATTATATCTACCAGCCCCCGTATCTAACTCAGGGGTGTATATCTTAATACCAAGCTCTCTAATCAGGGTCTGCTCTTCATTTTCTCTTTTCTTATCAATCTTTAAATCTTCATTTTTGTACATCTTGACAGTTGTCTCATCCATTATCTTTCTCCTTCATGTTTTTATTATTATTATATCACGAAAACTCTAGCCCATTCTAAATTTTTTGCTGTGTTTTCAAATTTTTTTCAGCACACATATATACGAAAAAATTTTTCCGTGAAAACCTTCATGTGAGAAAGAGAAAGTCATCATCTATCAATTCTTTAATTATTGGTTTATATTTAGCAATCTTAGCTTTGCGTTCTATTTCCATCTTCATAGTTGTATTTCCTATGTTAAAAGTTCTACCCTTTTTTTCAATTCACTATCCCATTTTTTAATAGCATCCCCTCTACCACAGGTACATCTTCCATTGTATTGTAGACCAAAACTATCACAAGAACACCCTCTTCTTTTTGCGTTCTTCAGTTTTAAAAATGCTTCTTTAATTTGTTCTACACATTTAAGAGTTTTTCTTATTTCATCTTGTACAGCCCCATTTTCAAAATCTCTTTTACTTAATGTATCAAATTCTTTTACCGTTATCATGTTTTAATCTCCTCTTTCTGATTCCAACTTCCATTTATCGGAGTTATCTCAAAGTCGATAGACAGCGGAACATTTATCCATTCATTCTTCTCTCTTATCTTCTCTGTACCTATATATTTTATTGTATTTATAATATGGTCTTTCTCTTCTGGTACTAGATCAATAAAGAGTGAGTCATGTATCTGACCGCATATACGAGATTTCCAATTCTCTTCCTTTGCTGTATTCATCAGTTCATTCATAGTCCACAATAAACAATGAAAAGCAGTACCTTGTATCTGATAGTTACTCGTGTCTTTCTTTGACATATGCCCATATAACTTAAATCCGAAAAATGTCTCTATATATCCATTCTCGCAATACTGTAAATAGTTCTTTTCCTTCCAATCATCATATTCCCTGAATCGCTCTCTCCAGAAGATATACTCTGCTTCCTGACAATGACGCACAAATTTATGAAATGTATCTATACCTTTTTGCTTCAAATGCTTTTTAAGGGTGATGCCAGAGTTAGTCTTCAGATTTAAACATTGTCTCCACAGGTTTCTTGCACATTCTTCATAATATGACCCATAGAACTGAGGAAAAGTCCACCCACCTTTAGCATCTCTACGGATATTCTTGGATATCTCCTCTGGGGGGAGCATCCATATATCACAAGCAACATCCCTGTGCATATCAGTCGAGCTATCAGTAACATATTCAATCATGTTCTTATCTTTATGGTAACAACAACCAATAGCAACTTCGATGCCCTTGAAATCTGCCTCAAGTATCCTGTTCCCAACAGAAGGTACTATCCCGCCACGACAGATATTCATAGAGAAATCATCCCTTACCGGAATATTCTGAAAATTTGGTTCATATGATGAAGATCGGAATGTTATAGTAGTTACTAAATCATAAAATGGGTGCATTTTACCATATGTAATTTCCCTCATGAATTGTTTCAGATATGTTCCATGCACTTTCTGCAATTTTCGGAAAAATAACAGTTTTTCATTTATTTTTAGATTTATCCTCTCAAGGGCGTGTTTATCAATAGAAAGATTACCTTTTTTAGTAAAAATCTTCTCTGCTTTGAGTATATTATAATATAGGTCTAAAATATCATTATCAGAAGTAAAGTCTATTTCCCTGCCACGCTCTGCTTTGTATTGATCTGCTTCTGGGCTTAAGTCCAGTTCTTTTCTAGCATCAACAATCATCCTGCCTAGTTCTTCCTTCTGTTTATGATAATACTCTTCATCAGCACATATACCATTGTACTGCATCTCAGCTAGATTTATATTACTCTCAAGAAAGAAATCACAAGCCCTTCTCCGACCATTTTTTATATATATGTCCTGTTTTCTGTGCAATAGCCCACCAAACAGGGAATCATATCCACCATATAGCAACAAGTTAGGCAAATGCAGGTCTTCCATAGTATTTATGTCATTAGCTGTTGGGGCTTCTTTGAACTTCTTTATGCTTCCATCATAAGGAAGAACACCAAAATTGATATATGCCTGAAAATTCAGTCCAGAATATCCTGCCCTATTATCTTCAATATGTGCTGAAGTATTAGTATCCCAAATCCAGGGAGAAATAGTGATACCCAACTTGACCTTAGCCCACAGGTGCTCAAATTTTATGTTCTGTGCTGCTTTTCCTATTTCCTGACACACTAGAATGGCTTTTACTACATTAAAAATGCTTATTAGCTGTTCTTGGGTAAAATGTCCCCTGAAATCAAGTGGAAAGGAATAAGCAATGTATTCATCAGATGGCATTATTGACATGGACAGTAATTTATGTCCGAATTTGAACGGTTTCTTGCCTGTAGTCTCAAAATCTATGAAAACACTCTCTGGTTTACTGCTCAGGATGCTGGAAAGTACGCTGATAACGTCTTCATAGGAAAATAGGACTCTAACCTTGTCTTTAAAGTTTTGTTCGCTTACAGGGCAATTCTGTAAGCCTAAACAAGCCCTATCAAGGTCTTTTTGATATATAGATATAAGGGCAGGATCATCTAAATTACGCTCTATATAAGATGGGTGATAAAGTGGCATAATATGTGCTTTATATCTCTGATCTGGGATACACAGACCACGCCACCGTGTTATTGACAAATTGTCATTGAAATACCCCCTGTAGAAAGATTCTACTGCAACACCACCTAAAAGCCATATATAATCAGGATTTAATTCCTCTATTGCTTCCTCCACTTTAGGTCTGCAGCAAATTATCTGCTCTGGGGTTGGTTTCCTACTACCACTATGCTCCAAGGGAAGGCAGTTTACAGAATTTATTTTATAGAAATCCCTGTCGAGAAAAAACCTCCTCTTCTTTAAATCCTTCCTGAGCTTCTGCCCAACCTTACCAACTAGTTGGGTTCCTACCCTGTCTTCCTCTACCCCAGGGGCTTCAGCCACAATTAGTGCCTTCTTCTTGCCAAAACCGGAATATTTCATCTTTCCGTGCATACTGTGTTTATACAGACCACACTTATAGCAATTAGCCCCATTTTTTGAGGATGCTGTACTTATCCTGCTCTCTTCTATTACCTTATCTTGTGAAAAAAAACCTTTTGGCAATTTACTTACTCCTTAACACACTACTCCTTAGCATAGGTTACTATTATATGCTCAAAGTTACCTTCAATTATATGAATCTTACCATCTCCAACATAAAACTCGTTTATGTTTTTTAGTACTTGTGAAAAGAAAACTGGGTTTATGTGAAATACAATAGGCTCTCCAGAATGTTCTGCTTCCGCAAACGCATCTGCCCAACCCTGCTCATTAGTTGAACTACATACTATCTGGTTTTCCCCGACATCAACTTTTACTGCAAGGTCCAGCTGATTAGATACATCTGAAAACACACACGCTGCATCCAGTGCTTCTATCAACTTCTTACTATCTTTTATGATAACCTTGTTTGGGTAGGGGAGGTCAAACACCGAAGAAAAATCTGGGTAGTCTCCTATTACCCTGCGAATGCTGAACAGCACCCCAGCATCATTCTTGAAATGCACCCAAGATGATCCTACGAGGTATTCTGTAACAGATGGCATATTCATAAGAGTATGCACAGCTGAGGCTTGTGCTAGAAACTGGTCTACTTCACCAGAGTGTTTGTATCTGCTTATCCTGTAGTTATCCCCACACACAACATACTGCTCTTCGCAGTTAACACAGGTAAGAGTAGCCATTGCGGGGTTGTTGGAAGCAGAGAACAAACAATGCCCCACTGCTTCCAACAAACCTTCAGGCAAAGGACGGAAACCAGCCTTTGAATCCTTAACTATACCATCATAGTACTCGGTTATTTCATCCTCTGCGTATAATGCCATCCCTGCCTTAAGGTTTTCCCCTATTATGCGGATATTGTTATTATCAATTACTATTTCTATATTACCTTCATCATCCGGTATAGCTTTCTTGACAATATTATGAAATTCCTCTGCTGGCACAGATGCCTTGAAGTCTGTTTCCATAGGCATTGACATATATACACTATTGTTGATTATGTATATATTGCTTCCTGTAAAAACAAAATGCCCCATCTGCTCAATAGTCATGGCTTTGCGGTCAATAGATGGTTTCATCAGGTCAAGTTTAGTTCTAAGTTCTTCTTTGTTGATTTTCATAGGTTATGCTCCTTATATTGATAAAAATCCTGGTTTCGATTTATATATATTCCTCTCCACTTCCTCTGCATTTTTCAGGTCAATTCCTATAAAGTTTCTCTTCAACTTTAGTGCTACCTTACCAACTGTTCCTGTGCCTATAAATGGGTCAAGCACAATACCCTCAGTTGGGCAACAAGCAAGCACAATAGGTTTTATAAGCTCCTCTGGGAAAATAGCATAGTTGGTTCCCTTTCCGCTCTTATTGTTCACACTCCAAACAGAACGCCCCTTCCTTTCCCCATCCAACGGGCATGATCTTCTTTCATACATCTCTTCGTGTTTATAATAATATTTCTGGCTTTTAGCAAAATGGAAGAAATATTCGTGTTCCCTTGTACACCTGTCATATACAAGTTCACACATAGCATTGGGTTTCTCCCATATATTATCACTCCTTAGAATCCATCCGTCATGTTGCATACCTAATGCAACACGCCAAGGAATACCAACAAGGCATTTAGGGGGAAGTCCGGTATCCCTCTCAACCTTTAGGGCTTCAAGAGATGTTCCTTTTGCATATTGGAACTTCCTGTCAATATCAGTCCTACCTGCCACGCTGCTACCAGAATAGGTGTCATCAATATTCAGCCACAGGGTTCCTGTGTCTTTTAGCACTCTTTGTACCTGTCTGAACACCCTTCTAATTTTATCGACATACTCTTCAGGGGTCTTCTCCATGCCGATCTGTTTCGGATGCTCGTAGTTTCTCAGGCTCCAATAGGGCGGTGAGGTAATACAACAATCAACGATTGAGTCTGGTAATGACTGTAAGATTTCCAGAGCTTCCCCACTAAAAACCTTGTTAAGATACTCCTTAATTTGCATATAGTTTCTCTTTCGATTCGTCATCCAGTTTATATTTGCCGTTAGTTTCATCCTGCATACTTACAAAATCATAGAAAGACATCTTTGTGTAATATCCTGCCATTAACCAAAAGTGCCTGAAAGTCTTGACTAACTTCTCAGTCCACTTATTACTGATAAAAGGGGGTCTTCTCGTTTTCTTATTGAGTGGTACATATTGTTGAGGGTAGGGGCGAATGCCAAGCTTTACACATTCATTTGCTCTGTACTCGGCTTCCTTTGGTGTGTCATTAAAATTGAATAATACAAAAGCCAGAATATTCTTTGCAGGAACACCATTAGCTATAAGTTTTCTTATTGCTTCTTGAAAAACCCCATCTTCTTCTATCCGATCAAAAGCAAGACGCATACCACTTTTGAAGTACTTAATATTAGACATCAGCTTTGCCATGTCATCAGTTATAAATTTACAATCAAAGCCATTATCAAAACATACCTTCTTATTATTATCACAGCAGTACCGCACTATATCTTCTATACGAGAAATTGGCAGGGAAGACATATTATTATCAGATATAGTTACATAAGGAAGAGTATCACTTATATGTTCCTTCCACGTAGGATTCATCCAGCTATCTGGTTCCAGTCTCCATACAGCACAATACTGACACCTGTTAGGACAGCCCCTGCTTGTAAACACATGAGACATTTTATCCCACGGGTCTTCCCTGCCATAATCAATACTGTAATCAGGTGGGCATAAATCCAATGCTTTGCTGTACCCCTTGAATATCTTTATATTTTTAAACCTGTTTTGTATATGATCAGGGATAAGGGTAGCTGATATCCCGCCCACTACTATGTTTGCATTGGGATTAAGAAAAAACATATTTTGAATAGCCATAAAAACATAGTTTATATCATATGTAAAAAGGGATGTGATACAAATCAGGTCTTCCCCATAGTTCATGTATTGCCGTCTGTAATGAGTCTTGCCTCCATTTTGCTTAACAAAAGTTGATATCTTCGCTAATCCAAGAGGTATGTGTTTGACTGTGTATATTGGTTCAAACAACACAACATCTTTACTGCTTTTCAATATATCTGTTAACTCTTGTTCTGATATTACTGACATTTAATATCCTTCTCCACCCTATTAGCAAGCTGAAGCACCCTATAAACATGAGTGACTGTTTTCTTACAAGTAGGAAACTCTCCAGAAAGATTAAGAATAAGATCACTAAGGGAAATACCAGGATTCATCTTAAACATTTTAACGCAGTTATACATCACTCCCTCTTTTTTAGCTATTCTTTGTTTTTTTGGTTTCGGGTTATCCTCAATCTCATCCTTAAATATCTTATTGTAAAGTTTTGCTGCAACTGGGGGAAGATTAGTTATCTCATCAGCTGCCTTCACAAAATTACAGATTATATCAGACTTTGGTATCCCAACAAATGTAATCCTTTTAGGATACCCAGATTCATGAATAGCTTTAATTGCTTCCCTTACTTCATTTAGTTTTATTTGTTCTACAGGTAACATTTTATTATCCTCCTTCACGTTTTTATTATAATTATATCACGTAAATTAAAACCATCTTTAGTTTTTTTCACATTTTTATTCACTATCTAAATGTACCTGTCCTGCATTGAGCATCTGTAAAATAGATACAGTTCTTTCCGGTATAAAGTCCTCATGCCTGTGTGCAATGGTATTCATACGCACAACCCCCCTGTCTTTTTCTTCACTTGTCTGGTTAACTCCTAGCATAACATCAATATGTCCGTATTTACCAACCCACCTTGCACTATGTTTGAGTCGTTGTATCTCCGCTTCCTGCCCTTCTTTGTTTATCTGTGTGCCTGTAACAACCAGAGCCTTACGCTCGGAAGCAAGCCGTGCTAATGACATCCAGGTTTCATCTTCCTTATCTACCCCTTTGTTATTACTATTCTCTGGCTTAAGGATATCAACATAGTCAACTACTATCATTTCTGGGGATATGCCTTCTGAATTCTGCAGTATCTCAAGGTCATTAGTTATATCAGACACATTAGCAGAGAAGCGTGGGTATCTCTTAACTCGCAATAGCTTATCAAAACGCACCTTCATTCGCTCAATCCATTTAGTAACGTTAAGGTAATCAAATGCCTCTCTGTTTATTACTTTATACCAACTAGCCAATTGATAATCTGATATATTATTATCACGACAAAACGTACAGGGTCTGTAGTTACTCCTTGGATCGAATTCCGGTATCTCCCCATCAGCAAAAAGGGGTGTTCTGTTTCTTCTCTCTGGTCTCCTGCATGTTCCGTTCTGATTTAATATACAATCAAAACAAGGGTAAGCAAAATCACCACCATCACCGCAGTAGCCTGTGAGCCTTTTATATATACGCTCAAGCATCTGCTCTTTCGTCATCTCAAGGGAATAGAAGGCTGTAGGGATATTATTCAATACAGCAATAACAGCAAATTCCTGAAGAAACCATGTCTTGCCTTTTTTAAATCCACCAGATATCCCCACAAGCCATTCCTTTCTAAATGGACCAACGAATGAACCAAGTTTGCCAGGTAAAGTAAAGAATGGTGTTTCCATCATTTGAAATACAGAATCAACACACTCCAGATCAAAGGGGTTTATCCACTCTGATGTTTGAAAGGAAACCTTTCTATACTTCTGGAGTTCAAGCTCTGCTTCTTTTACTTTACCTTGCTGCAGAAGAACACTCACATTGCCTGACGTTATCTCAAGCTCTCTCTTCTTAAAATATTCAAGGGTTTGAGATAACAGGTAATCTACATTTATGCCACTTACTTCATAATTATCAGAAAGGCGTTGCAGGAACTTCTCTATTATATCAGCCTGTTCCGGTTTTAATGTGGTTCTGTGCGTCTCAAATATATCCTGTATATGCTTTCCTGGAGGTTCCTTATAAGATTTGTAGAAGTCAAAAGCCCAGGAGGTAAGTGTACGCACAAAACCATTTGTGAAGTAATTAATGTCAAAAACTGTGGCGATTTTGTTTGTAAATTCCTTACTCGTTATCAGCCCTGTTATTATGTTCTTCTCTATAGATGTATCTAACTTGTGCTCGGTTATCGTCATCTATCCCCCACACTACTAGAAAATATGTTTGCTTTATTCAACCGCAGATATAGTTGCCTGTGAATTAAGAAACTTTACCAGATTTTCCTTCATAGTAGGAACATTTACATCAGTGGTTACAATGTTTGTGTATGAGTTTTTCCTTAACTCCTTTCTTGTTGTGGCTGCACTCTTCTTTGATGGTGACCATATTGCCCTCAACACATCACTATCAAATCCATTCTTGTACGTTGTTTTTTGTAGTTTCATACTACTCTCCTTTCATTGTTAAAAAATTTAGGGGTTAAATGTTACGAGTTACTTTTACTTTATGACCAGACTCTACAGTTGTTTCAAACACATTCTGTTGGGCTGAACTAAAACGAATAAACCCATTTATTTTATTAATTGCCAGTAGATATTTGTCTTTTGTTGCGATACAAAGTTCATTCCTATTTTGTAATACACATATCTGTTCGTGTTTATTTCTACCATCTAAAACATCAGTATATTTTATATCAGAGTAGTCCCGCCTATCCTCACTTTTATAAAAAACATTACTATTTTGTTCAGAAAGAGTTGGACTCAAATATATAGTCCAAGGAAAAGTATAATTATTCTCTCGTTTCATCTTTATCAATATATTCCCATCTTTATCTGTTATAATTATTACTGATTTACCTAATCCAACTACAAACTCATCTTTAGTTTCAAAATGTGTTCCTTTTATAATTGGGACTTCAAAACCATATTTCAATAATAAATCTTTAAAGTTTTTCTTTGCTCTCAATATTTCTGTCCATAAATTTTCTCCATCAACATCACATTTCCCATGCATCTCTCCCCACTCACAACCCCTACAAGCCCTAGTACCAGTTGAATCAAATTCATAATATTCACAGTATGGACATGTTCCAGAACCAAAAGGAAACTCTGAAAGTATTTTCATTAATAACTCTGCTTTTACTCCCATAAAAGCTACCTCTGGATGTTCTGTTTCAGTCTCCTTGATCTCAGCTAATTGCTTTTCTGTTTGTACTATATGATTTCTTATACCATCAAGATGCTGCCTAAAATTATCAGAACATTCTTCTACTACTGCGTATTTGTTTTTTTCTACTGCATATTTGTTTTTTTCCATAATTATTATCCTTTCATTTAATATGATTAAAGTTTTGCACCAACTCTCGTTCTCCTGTTTTGTGTTTTCTCTGTAATACCTTGTTTTTTCAGATAGGAGGGTAAACGGTGGGAAAATGTACGGCTTGAACAGACCCAACCAGGTGATACATCGAATCCATTTTTATCCTCTTCTATTGCCTTTAACAATAGTCTTGCTTTATCTTGATTAGTATTCATAAAATGTGGGCTTATCTTACTCCTGTTTTCATCAATAAATCGAATAAGCTGATTAGCTCCAAGTGTAAACTTTATCCTGTCTTCTTCAGAAAAAGTTATACTGACACCATTAAGAAAAGTCTCTTTATATTTTTGTATGAGTATATCAGTAAGTTTTGGGTTAGTATCATTTATGTTATCAAGTCTTTTTGGGTAGGTGTGTAAACATTTGAGAAAATAAGATTTCTCAATTTTACTGTAGACATTGTATAGAAATTCATTCAGTCCAATATTCTTTACATTATCCTTATTCTTCGGGTAGAAGTCGGGGGAATTGACCATCAGGCTGAACCTGTCTACTGCTGTACGCCAATCATCCAAATCAAATTGCCTGTTATAAAACTCTTTATATGAAGATGGTTTATCATTAAAGAATTTTCCTAGAACCAGTTTCTTTAAAGAAGAAACAGCTACTCCGTATGTCTTGGATGTTATTCTATGCTTACGCAACCCATGCTGTTCCCAATAATCAATAAATAGCTTAATTGTGTCGGGGCATATTATCTCCGCTTGCTTTTTACGTAGAGAAGGAGAATGTGGGGGGGCATTATTAGGTTCTGTGTTCGTAGAACACAATGTATTATCGTTAGATAATACTTCATTTATATATGACTCATTTACTTCGCACTCGTTAGATTCTGCGTGTCTGGCTGTCGCAGTATTCTGCGTGTCTGCACTATCATAATTATCATACCATTCATGCCATATGAAGTAATATTTTACTGATTTATGTTTGAGTCTGTCTTGTCCTGTTGGTAGTTCTTTTCTTATAAATTCATTTTTTTCTAGTTCATATATATAATATTGTATGCTTCTAAGAGAAGTATTCATATATTTAGCTAAAGTTTTCTGTTTTGGGAAGCATGATGTATCATCTCCTGCATGTTTTGCAAGTACTCCGTATAATATCTTTGCCCCCCAAGACAAATTTTTGTACCTTATTATAGGATCAGGCACAACACATATTCTGAATTTATTTTTTGGACAAAACTCCTCACCTTTTTTCATATTACCTCCAATAGCTGTGTGTTACTCGTAATCAAGAAAGATTTGCTCCTTATCGTCAAATCTTATAAGCTTAGTTTCCTCAAGCTCATCTAACATCTGTCTTATGTTTACTACATCTTCCCCCATCTTTTTTGCCCACTTCTTTTCAACATCAGGAGTCCATTCAAGTCGGTCTCCTGTCTCCTGTCGTAGCACAAATTCATTTTCTTCTACAATTATAGCGTATAGTAGTTTTGCTCCGTGGGATATTGCAGGGAAACGCAGGACATCTCTTCTCATTGATAGGGGGATGTGGGTGTTAGGACAAAATTCCTCTCCTTTTTTTGGCATTGTACTCTCCTTTCCTTCTTTTTCGGGATTAATGAAAGCAAAATATCATAATAAAATTAATGTGTCAAGAACTTTTTACTTTTTTGTAACTGTCTGTAGTTACTATAATTTTTGCCAGGAAACCTAAACGGAAAGTTCCCTTCTTTCCTTCCATACAGTCGTGGTTTTCCAGCTTAATAGCATGGCTTGCATATTTGTCTAAAGCATTTACTAATTGTTGTTGTGTCATAATTATTCTCCTTTTTGTTCATTTGCTTTTTCATATAATTTTTTAAGGGTATTGGTATCCATTTCAAGAGCTACATAGGTTATTGTTCCCCCACTTGCTAAATATTTAAAAATATATTCTATTGTGGATATGCGTGAATATAGTGATCTCATTTTATACCTCCTAATAAATTTTTGAAAATACCATATTTCTGAATTGTCTTACATGATCTTTACATAGTTCGCCAGGATCACCTTGATCTAGAACATACAACTTAGTTTCTGGGACAAAGGTAGACAGGTCTTGTGTGAGTCGTTCTCCTAATTCTTCTGCCCCACTATCAAATAAGATGAAAGCTCTTCTTACGTGTCTGAGCAGAGCCAGCTGTTCCACAGTATAAGAAGTTCCAAATGTGGCAACTACACCGTCTCCAAGATTCCATACATCTGTGACTCCCTCTACTATTACTGCAACATCTTTTACTGTATCAATATTATATAAACAATGTTTTATCGGGATTAACGAGTGTTCGTTTGCACAGGCAATGTATCTCTTATTACTGACACCAGTTACATCTCTTGCTACCCAGGATACTATCCTTTTTTTGAATATGACAGGAACCAGTATTCTGAATCTATAAAGTGGGTCTGACGGCAGGGTGCTTGATACAAGAAAGCACTCTTCTATATAGTCTGGGGCGAACCCCCTGCTTTCAAGGTATTTTTTGTGTTCGTAGAGTAATGGTACTGTGTAAGGAACAAGGAGTGATCTGTCTTTTCTGATCTCTGGTTGTGTTCCCTTAAGCTCTCGTTTAGTATATAGTTTTATTTTATCAATAGCTTTGTTGTAGGAGCATTGCTCAAGTTTCATTATCAGTTTTATGATGGTTCCTTTTTCTGAACAACGCCAGCATTTTATAGTTTTGTAATCTAGGTGTATGTTAAGGTGGTTTGATTTGTCTGCACAGAAAGGGCATTGTATGCCTATGTATCCTTTTCCGACATTCTTTCCTTCTGGGTGGTATACAATACCCTTATCATCAAAATATTTTTCAATATCCATATTTTCTAGAAACACGCATTGTTCTCCCTTCTGTTTGGTTTTTATTTCTCTCTCATTTCTGCGTAGCTATATACTATAGCCTTCCCTGTTTCATTGTCGAAATCTATTTTCATACATAATTCAGTGGTCACTAGACTGTTCTCGAATGTATTGCGTGTCCACTCGTCTGCTCTTGCCAAAGCTACTGATGTAAGTATACAAGCTATTAATATTACTTTTACACATATCATAAAAACTACTATCAACCATGCCATTGTTTTGTTCATTTTGGTTCTCCTTTTCTATTAATCTCTAACCTTGCCCCACAAAAAGGACAGAATTTCATCCCCGTAACAACATAGCACCCACCACCACAGCACCCGTAAATATTCCATGTGTCATTGTCATCTTTCTCAAATTGACCATCGGGCGGGGGGATAGGATATAATAAACCACTACCAACCGGGTCGCAATAGTTTTCTACCATTTCTTGAAATTCTTTACAGCAGTACATATCCCCACCCTCCAAAAAGGTTTACCATCTCTGGTTATTTTTAGTTTTTGTAATTTGTAAGGTTTTCATTTTTTTCTCCTTTCTTTTTTGTTTAATGCCTTTTCTATAATTTCTTGCTTTCTAAATATGGAATCTATCATCAGGGAATCAATACTTTGTTCTGCTATCATGTGCTGAACAAATACAGAGTCCTTTTGACCAATTCTATGACAACGATCTTCTGCCTGACACAGATTGCCAGGAACCCAGTCAAGCTCAGCAAATATTATGTGGGATGCTGCAGTAAGGGTAATACCAACTCCTGCTGCAAGGATAGAGCCTATGAATAACCTCTTTGTCGGGCTTTCCTGAAAAGCTCTTATTGCAAGTTCTCTTGTTTTTTGTGGGGTTTGCCCTGTTAGTAATACATACTCAGTTCTTTTAAAGTTACTTGCTATTGCATTAACTACAGAGTGGTGGTGTGCGAATACTACTATTTTCTCCTCCTGCTCCAGAGATTCTTTTATGTGTTCTATAACAAATGGAACTTTAGCAAGTGCTGTCTGCTCTCGTGCTGCTGATATTTCGCTGAGGGCTGGGGCTGTACTCTTGCATTTATTTTCTTTTTCATATACTTCCATTCCTTTTATGTTCTGTATTATGTCTTTATATTTATCATATAATATTTTCTCATTGTCTATTTGTGTAGCTAGGGATGAATATGGTATAGTGATAACTTGTCTTATTTTATCAGGTAATTCTTTTAATACTTCACTTTTCAGTCTACGTACCATAAAAAGGCTACGCAACCTGTCCTGTAGCTCCTCCAGGTTTGATGCTCCATTGTAGTTCCAGCCATATCCAGTATTATATGCCCCACAATATCTGTGGGCAAACGAAAAGAAGTTAGAGAACTCCTCTGGGTGAAGGAAGTTTGCTACAGTCCAAATTTCTCTTGGTCGGTTTAGTATTGGTGTTCCTGTTAAGAACAGGTAATGGTCTGCTTTTATTGGGGCTATGCCTCTCCTGTTACTCCCAACTATCTGTCTTGTTCTTTCTGCTGTATTATTTTTGATGTAGTGGGATTCATCACATATCAGTAAATCCCATGTTTTATTTTTAACATCTTCAAATTTATTTATTATATCATAGTTTATTATTACTATATTTTTATTTGGGAAGGGTTGTTTAGAATAGGCTATACCTATTGTAGATTTAAATGTAAGCCATTTCTTAAGCTCTTTTTCCCAATTTGTTTTCAAGGTTGCTGGGCATATTATAAGTATTCTTTTTAATTTCTTATAATTGATAAAACCGATAGCTTGCATGGTCTTACCTAAACCCATCTGATCTGCGATAAGAGTTCCCTTCCGTTGCAGGGCATAGTCTATTCCTGCTTTCTGGAAAGGGTAGTAGTCTAGTCCTTTAGGGGAGGGTATCTTGGTATTTGATTTGATAGCAAGGGAGTCAGCTATGGATTTTTGTTTCTGTTTAGTCTTTTCCATAGCGTACTCCCTTACTTCTTTGTACACATCTCCACGAAGGAGAGTACCCGCAAGTTTTGGAAAGTATTCTGTGATGAGTCTGGCTGTATCGAACAAAAGGTCTCCGTCTATAATCCACTTCTTTCGGTTTCCATCCCAGATTCTTTTCTCACTCGGTAGTTTTTTTAATGCCACTATTGCTTCAGCTTTATAGTACGGAAAAACCAGCTCAAACTTCATCTTACCTATTCTCCTTTTATAAATTTTCTCATCTCTTCAAAACAAACAAAGATTTTTCCAGGTTTGTATCCTTGTTTTAATAACAGTTTTCGGTAATTATCTATGGGAAGGGGTTTATCTGTTGTGTATCTCAACATTGTGGAGATCATCATCTGTGAAGATAGAGACAGGCGATTCCACCTGTCTCTTTTAATAATTTCTTCTTCAAGATTATATGTTGGTATGTTTTTATCCGTTAGCTCTTGTAGATTTAGCATCATTAAGTGCCTTTCGTTTATTTATTGAAACGATTGGTTTTACGTGTTGACACTTCAGACAAAAATCTTGCATCCCGCAGGTTTTGGTGCTCTTCTTCTGCTCTTTCTTTTCACACCAGATGTAGCCTATGAGTTCAAACTTATCACAGGCTTCAGTTCCTTGGGCTACTTTTTTGTCTATTACTTTGCATTTCCGGTAGTTTGTGCCTTCATCTTTGGCTTGATTGAAGGTCTTGCAGTATCTACAGGTTATTTTTTCATCCATCCTTTTCTCCTCTTTCTATAAAGGTTTTAATTATGTGTGCTGCCATGTTAGGAACAGACCTTGACTGCTTTTTAGCCATTTCCCATAGCTTATCCCATATTCTCCTTTCTATTTTGATATTTACGGATTTTTTTACATCATTCAAGTCCACAATCTTCACTTTTCCTGCCCTCCTTTCTTAAAGCACAATATCATGCCTTTTAATATGTGTCAAGTGTTTTTTTAAAAAAAATTCACAATAAGGCAGGAGATATTTTCTCCTGCCCCACTGTGAACCTTCTTTACCAGGATATGAGTCCTGACAGTTTTTCCTCAAACTCCTTGGTAGGATAAGACTGCCATTCCTTGACTCCCATCTCTTTCATATGTCGTGCTGTGGTTCTGCTGTATGTATCCTCATCCCTGAATCTTCCTGCTGGACCTCTGTATGCTATACAGGTTTCATAGGAGAAATAAAATTCGTGTGGTCCGATGTTTACAATATAGGCTTCTGTGTTTCTGGTGCTTCCTTTATTCAGTCTTATTTCCATAATACTCACCTCCTTCTATTTACTCCTAAACCACGTATTGATTTAACTACTTGTGATAATATTGCACTACCACCTACACTGTCTTTTCTTTGTATCATTAAATAAATCGGTTTCCATCCTGTGCTTATACCTACATAGAATCTAGCTTTTCTCCCTTTCGTTCTACCCCCATACCCTGAGTAATCTTCATAACCTTCTTTCCATTCTACTTCTACTCTTTCACCGGACTCAAAGTATGGTGCAAATCTTTCATCAAGGTCTGATAAATCTCTTCCCATGTTTACTCGCCTCCTTTTCTTTGTTTTTTTATTAATTTATAAACACACTCATAGTGGTAGACTTCATCCCTGTATAACATTATATCTTCTGTGTCTTCTATTTCTTTACGGCAGAATGGGCAGTCTACTGCTCGGTTAGTTCTCCATGCTTCTCGTGCTTCTTTTAGTGTCAATATACTCACCTCCTTTCTTTATATAATTAATCATGGAAGAGCAGGATTTTTCCTACTCAACCATCATGAATTATATGTGGCAGTCTACTACAGTAATGAGTGTATCATTGGGAAGGTCGTATATCATTTCAATAAACTTCTTTTCCCATACATCACACCCAACATTATTAGATGACATACCCCACCATCCCATCGAACCCCGTTCTACCCACTCTCCGTCTTTGAGGAAAGCAAATGGAGCAATGTTTATCTGTCTCATTATAAATTCTTCTTTATCAAGAAAGTAGGGCATCTGCCAGAAGTGTTCCCCAAACATTTCCTTTCCTTCCAGGGCTTCCCTACCTTGTTTCTGGATATCCTTCTCCTGTTGTTCAAGATACTTTACCCAATTTTTCTCTGCTCTATGTCTTTGTTCTGCAATCATGCCGTCCCAGTCTATATCTCCTTTCTTTGCCTGATCACAGCGATTTTCTGGTACTTTTGTTTTTTCATTAAACCCGCTTCTTTCTCCAACATTTCCTGATTTTCCCTTCTTGAGCCTGAGTGATCCTGACCATCTGCCTCCTATGCTGTACCAATCCCACTTAGCATTAGGGTTTCCCCAGTAGCCGTGATTTCCTTCGTCATCAAAACAACCCCCCTCCCAGTCTGTAATGATAGCAGGGTTTTCGTCTGCACAGTACTGAGCGTATTTCTTTACTTTTTCTGCCCAACGATCTCTATCTTTTATTACTTTAGGCAGAATCTCTTCAGCAGTTTTATTTTTGAAATTCCAGTGATTCTTCAATTCATCTGGAATTTCCCCTTTTGTTAGGGAATATATAATACGTTCCTTGTCTGCCAGTGTGTCTCTAGCTTGTGCAAGTATTCCCTTTGCTTTTTCTGGGATATCTTCCTTATTGATAAATATTTCAAATACAGCCCTTGGGTCTCTTTTCATCTCGTATTCATCTAAATCAAGTTCCCAGTAAGGGTCGAGTTGTTCTTCGGGGTTCTCTCCAATGACATAAACTGCAAAATGGCTCATACTTACCTCCTTTTTGTAAAAAGTTTTAAATATTTGAACAGCTTTCTGTGATTTCTATGGAGTATATAACTCTGAATTTTCCTTATATTGTACTGGTTCACGTTATGATAGTTATACTCTTTTCCGTTTATCAGTAGTTTCATATCTCCATAGCTATCGTGTGATACTATACACACATTTGGCAATACTGTTCACCTCCTTTCCTGTTGGTTTCCTTTCACAGAGGGGCAGGACTGGATGTTTCCTGCCCTACTGTCAAAGGAGACATCTCCTTTGATGGAGGTATTACTTTAATCTCTTTTTCAAGTCCCACAACAACCTTCTCAATTCAAGATATTCTTCCATCCTTTTCGCTGTGAGACCAAGTGTATGATATCTTTCCCTGTCCAACGGGTCGATATATACAGCAATTTCTGCTGCATACTTTATTGGAATATCTCGTGTGAAGTTCTGCTTCAGGTTATTAAGAGCCATAACAAGCTTCCTCTTTGGGTGTCTCCCCCTGAGTCGGATACGATAATTTCCAGTGTTCTTATATTTCCGACACAAGTTTATAAACATCCTTCCTTCTATGTCGTTTGGTACCTTGAAGTAGTACTTTAGTAAGTCAGGAGCTTCCATATCATTCCTGAGTACCCACAGCAATAGCTTTACAACTAATCTTTTCATACTTACCTCCTTTGTTTTGGGTTAGTGTTTAAGTGAACATGGAAGAGCACGAGAATTTCTCATGCTCAACCATCTTATCTCACACACCAAGCTGTTCTTTTAGATACTTCTTTAGGCTGGATCGTGCCTGTTGAGTAAATACATCAGACATTTTATCTATGAAATTTTGGGAATACTGATCATCCTCTGGATTCCAGAGCATAGACAGTATTGTGTTTGATATCATAGATAGTGGGTATTTTTCTATAGCTCTGACGAACAGGGATGGGACGTAGTATGCTTCATCTAGATGGGACAGGATGTGCTCCTTGTTTTTAGTAGACTCCCCAAGGGAAACATTCATTTTTACTTCTCGAAATTGACAATAGAGACAATCACCTGAACTTGGAGGGGGAACTTCCTTTTTGAGTATTTTTTCTACGAATCTATTAGTATACTGGTTTATTTTCTTCAGCAGGTTTTTGTGTTTTTTGATTGCAGAGCCATTCATATCTGAAATTATTGATTTATGGTCTGTCGAAAGAGAAAACGTTTCTCTGAATGGTATTCCTTTCTCTTCTCCGGTAAGCAATGCATGAGGAATGCCTTTCTGCTGGCATACCCAGACCTCTCTTGATCCAAACGTGTTCATCCGTTCCCTTGTAGTAACTGTATTCCAACCTCCGGTGTTATAGATAACAGAACCGTCTGGATAGAATGTAATAACATCTGTTGCATGGAGTTGTACGGCAATACCCCCATCCTCAGTGGTGTGGAGAATAGTATTATTAGCGATAATCTTGGAATCCTTTTTCCTGGGGGTTTCCAGCCTTTCTTTAGCTTCTTGATAGTTCATACTTACCTCCTTTGTTTGGGTTAATACTGCATGGAGGAGCACGAGAATTTCTCATGCTCTACCATTCAATATTACAGTACTTCTTCCAAAATCATTCTTCTCTTGGAAACTAGAAGAGGAGGATGTCCACAAGTATTTGCTTGTGCAGTACCAATATGATTCCTAACTTTTACTTTTACCAGCACCGGACGTCTCTTCTCTTCATCCGAATTCCAGTGTACCTGAAACTGCTTTTTAAAAGCCCTGGCGTGTCTGAGTGTTAGAGTACAGAATCCATATTGATGATCTATTCTCGCATGTCTGGAATAACAAGAATAAGGAACTAATATAGCACCTTCCCATTCTCCTATAGGTACAGCTTTCTTTTCTGTATATAGTCCATAATAGTTTCCTCTTTTGTCTTTCAAAAGAACCTGGTATCTTACTCTTTCTCTTTCTTTGGGTGTATCAAAAGATTTAAAATTTTCACACATAATACTTACCTCCTTTGTTTGGGTTAACAATTTAAATAAACATGGAGGAGCAGGATTTTCTCCTGCTCTACCATCTT